GGCTACGGCCTGCAGGCCCGCCTCAAAGTCGGCCAAGCTCACGGTGTCGGTGCCGTCGGCGAGATGGTAGACCGGACCGGTTTGGATGGGGATCGTGATGCCGGTGCCGCCGCCGGCTCCGGTCCGCACGTGATCGATCACGGTTTCCCGGGGGTGCAGCATTGCCATGAAGCCGCCGCGGCCATCGAGGCCGCCGCTGCGGGGGGCGTCGCCGGTGTAGCCGCCGCCTGCGAACATTGGCACCAGCTCGGTGACGCTGCCGCCCATCGCCGTTCTGGTGGTCCGGTACTGCTGGCCGCTCACAGACCCGCCCGATGGGTTGGCGTTGCTCAGGTAGGTGCCGCTGAGCGATTGCACCCGCCGCTCAGATGTCGCGGCTTGCTGCGCCCCGGCATCGGCAGCGGCCCTGGCTTGGTAGACCATCGCCTTGTACTGCGCATCAGCAACGCGCATCTTTTCGTCAGCGATCTTGCCAGAGACGATGAACTCCCTATCGGCGGCATTTGCTGATTGCTTTGCCAGCTCAAGCTGATACCTGAGCTGCCTTGTGTCTTGCCCGTGCGCCGCAGCCGTGGCGATGGCAGCTTCCGCTTTGCGCAGTTCCGCCCATGCAGAGCGACGCTTCAGGTCGGCGATGGTCACCTCGGACCGGATCTGAGCTGCTGCCGAATCTTTTTGCAGCTTGGCCCCCTGAAGCTCTAGCTCCATGATCTGGCCAAGGATGCGCATCTTTTCGCCCTCAGTGCGGGCCTGACCTAGCTTGGTTTGCAGGATAGACTTTGCCGTATTGTTGACCGCAATGTCGGCGTTTAGTGTTGCGCCTGCAAGTTTTCCGTTCAGCTCAATAGCCTGCCCAGTTGCATTGATCGCGGCGGCCATCAATCCGTATTGCTCGTTGGTCTGCTGCACGGCCGCCCTAAAGGCTTCCTGCTGCTGCTTGGCGTTGTCGATGGGTGGCTCGACTTCGCCAGCAGCGGTGGCCGCAGCGCTCATCCCTGCCGCCAGCTTCTGCGCCTCCAGCGCAGCGGCGGTGGTTGAATCGCCAACGCCCTTGGTTGCTTCGTTGATTGCCCAGACAGCGCCAGCGGTGGCGATTGCAGCTGCCCCCAGCTTTGCCCACCCAGCAGGGCCGGTGAGCGCTGTCAGCGCAGCCTGAGCAATCGCGGCGGCCTTTACTGCCTCGGTCAGCAGCTTGTAGCCAGCGACTACCAAACCAAGCCCAAACGCCCAAGGCGCCAGCGCTGCGCCCACCTGGCTGATCGTCTCAATGGTCTGCCGGATCGGCTCCTTGTTGGCCACGATGTAATCCCGGAAGCCGATGCCGACCTTCGAGATCCAGTCAACCGCGCTGCTCAGGTACGGCAGCAGCTGGCTGGCGATTTCCATGCCGATCTGCCCGAACACCGCCTGAGTGGCGGCCAGGCTGTCGTTATAGGCGTCAGCCTTGTCGGCAAACTCCGTGCTCATCGTGGCCGCCAGGCCCTCGATGGCTTGGCGGCCTTCATTCAGCATGGGGATCATGTCGGCCCCAGCCTTGCCGAACAGCTGCACTGCCAGCGCCGCCTTCTGCGCGCCATCAGGCATCCGCTCGAATCGCTGCGACACCTCCAGCATCACCTGATCGGCGCCCCGGATCTTGCCGCTCGCATCCACGGCGCTGATTCCCAGGGTGCGCAGCGCCTCAGCTGCTGGCCCTTTGCCAGTGGCGGCGGCTTCGGCCATGCCACGGCTGAGCTTGACCATCGCGCCGCCTACGGCATCGATGCTGGTGCCGCTCATGTTGGCGGCCTGGCCGAACTTGCTCAGCATTTCAACGCTGGCGCCTGTCTTCTGCGACAGGTCGCGCATGTTGTCGGCGGCATCGATTGCGCCTTTGGCGAAGGCCACCACACCAGCAGCGGACAGGCCGGCACCCAGGGCCAGCACGCCGCCGGTCACGCTGCCCAGGATCTTGCCCATGCCGCCCAGCGCGCTGTTCGCCTGCTCGCCGGCCTTTTGGATCCCCTTGATTCCAGCGCTCAGCCCAGCTAGGCCCGACGCGTCGCCCTTGGCGCTGATCTTCAGGATCGCGTCAAGGTTGGCCATCAGCTGTAGAGCTCCATCAGGTAGGCGCTTTCCATGGTCTGAATGTCCTCAAGCAGCGCCAGCGGCTGGGTCACTGAGCACAGGCTAAAGAGCCATTGAGCAGCGCCATAGTCCAGCCCAATCGGGCCACGCGGGCCGGTGCGCCACTGGGTTTGGAGCCGACAGAACATGCTTACCGCCTCCCGGTTCTCAGGCCACACCAGGAAGTGTTCTGGGGCACCCGCTGGCTCATCTGCCCATTCGGCAGGGATGGCAATCTCCATGCCATCAGCAGCCGCTGCCAGCTTCTCTGGATCGTGATCAGGGGCACCGCTCCTCAGGAAATGCCTTGCGGCATCCGCGAGGTTTTTTTTCGACCGCCGATGATCGAATCATTCCAGGCCTCGACGATCGCGGCAGCAAACGACGCCCGGGCGATCAGCTCCTGCTTCAAGCCTTCGCTGAACTCCACCGGCTGGCCGTTGCTAGTAATGCCGCTCCAGCCGGTCAGGATCTCATCGGCCAGCTGCATGTCATCGATCATGCCCTCGACGGACTCGCCGGCCGTGCTGGCGATCATCCGCTGGCGGATGGCCTCGTTGATCTCATCGATCCGCGGCTGGCTCAGGCGCCGGAAGCGGCCGGTGAACGTCTCGGCCTTGTTGGTCCGGTTGGACGGCTCGCCCAGCGTCACCGTCCATTCGTAGCTGTCGCCCTTGTCGATCTCGAACGCCATGGGTAGGTGCAGTGGTGATGGTTCAGACTCGCCAGCCTGATCAGGTCTGGGCGATGGACAGTTCCTGGTTGGAGGCCGAGGAGATCATGGTGAAGTCAAACTGGAACCCGACCTTGCCGCGGATGTCCACCAGGCCAACAGGCGCCAGCTGGATCTGGGGCAGGCTGGCGGTGGTGATGTTCCCGGCAGTGGTTCCCCACGGGAGCACCAGGGCGCCCACGGTGGAATTGGCCGCGTTGGTCAGCACGTCGAGCGATGCGATCGACGGGCGGGCAATCGTGATCGAACCGGTCACCGCTCGGTCGGTGTGGTCGATGTGCGGCGTACAGCCGGCGTGATCAAACAGCTCTGTGGTGTTGTTGATGCTGAGCTCAAACTCCTCGACGCAGATCGCCACGCCCGCCAGGGTCAGACTGCCGGCCGTTGCGCTGGCGCTGTTGAACGCCACCGCCGGGGCCTGGGTGGGGAAGGTCGGCGTAGGGTTAGCAAGCGTGCTGGGGGCCCGATACAGGCCCTTGTACGCGGCGGTTGCGGTGACAACCTCGCCAGCCTTGGCGCTGATCGTGATCGATTCGACCCGGGCGCCAGCGCAGGCGTAGCGCACGCCATCCAGGAAGAAGCCCACCGAATAGGTGGTGGCCGGAGGGGGCCAGGCCAGGCCGTAGGTTACGCTGGTAGATGTCACCACCGCCTTATTCATGCTGGCGGCCAGCAAATGCTTATCGAGGCCGGCGGCGGTGCCGGCGGTGCCGGAGCCGGAGAACTCAAACGGCGCCTCGAAGCTCATCAGGCGGTTGACCATCACCGCAGGCACGGGGGTGCCGGGGCGAGCGCTGAGCATGGAGCGCTCGGCCTGGCCAAAGTCTTGAATGGTCGGGGTGAACTGGCCCACCTGGACCACATCCGCCCCAACCATGGTCTCAAGCGTGCCGCTTACTGTCTCGGCTTTGATTTGCAGTAGCTGGTCGCGGAAGGCCATCGGTCGTGTCCTCGGTGGGGTCGGGTTGGGGAGCGGAGGGGCTGGCGGTCAGTTCCCGCCATTCGGTATCAGCAGGATCCCGGTAGAACTCGCCGGGGCCTTCGGGGTGGGGAGGTGGCTGGGTCATTGGGCCGTCACGTCAGCCTCGAGAGTCTGATAACGCACAGAGTAGGAACAGCGGATGGCGCAGGCCTTTAGGTCTGAAACGTGCTCACGGCTGACCGACTGAATGTCGTCGCACAGGCCGCCCAGCCTCCGATCGCCCATCATCCTGGCGTGAACGGCGACATAGAACGGGTCCAGCAGCTGCCAGTTGGGCGGGTCATTGGGTGCCCGTGAGCGGATGACCGTCACCACCACCGGCAGGGTCGAGCTCAGCTTGCAGGTGGTGGCGATCTCGTCGGATGCTTGGCCCTCCTGATCCAGAGTCACCACCACGCCATCGGGGAAGCTGGCGACCCGGGCCGAGTCGAGGAACAGCTCCTGCACGTCGGCGATGCCGTCCAGCCGCACGGCCAGGGCGTCCATGATTTGGCAGGGGATGCTCGTCACAGCTTCGGCTCCTCAGGGATGGCATCGGATCGCCGCCGCCGGCCCAGGCCCAGCATCCGCCCAGCGGCTGGGATGGCGTTCTGCAGCGGCGAAGGGATCAGCACGCCGAGGGCCACATTCCAACGGGCATCACAGGCCGCCCAGGGGTTGGGGGCCCTGACCTCGCAGACCCCGATGTAGCCCACCAGCAAGGCAAAAGCGGCCCAGTTCATAGCTTCCCCTTGCGAAGGCGATCCTCGTGGTCGTCGAGGGTGTTGCGGTGATGGGCCAGGATTTCAAGGATCTTGCCCTCAAAGGTGCCCAGGCCCTTTGAGATTGACCACAGGGCCTTGACGCCGGAGGCGGCAAGAGTTGCCGCAGCCAACCCCACGCCCGATAGGGCAATCAGTTCAGCGACTCCCACGGGTATAGGCGTGGCGGATGAACTCAGCCTAGGAAGGCTGGGTTATCAGAACGCAGCGGCGATGGCGGCGACGTAGGCGGCAGCGGCGGATCTGAACGCAGCGGCCTGGGTCGAGTTGAGGCCGGTGGAATACAAAGCACCAACCTGTATGGGGCTTGAACAGGCAACATAGATATTGCCGCTATTTCCGCGAAGACCAAACCATGCAAATTCCGTAGAGCCAAAGGCCAGCCCTGCGCTGGCTGTAGTTGTAAACGACAAACCATCAACGTAAAGCGTTGCGAGTGTATTGGACGTCCTTGAGCCAACGAGGCAAGATGCCGGGGCGGTGGAAGGTGATTTTGCAGAAGTACCTCCAGTCCTAAACGCTCGCCCCGCTGGTGCGCCGGGTTGCCATTCATCTAATATGATTAACCGTGGTTCGAAAAATGGACTATCATCATACGCCCCGCAAATAATGTGGTCACCACTGTTGGCCGTAAAGTTGCCGTAAGCGGCAGTGGCGTTGCTTGTATTTGAAAGACTATTGCTAGCAGTGTTTGAGTTAAGCCACTTAGATGTGTTTGACGCAGCCCCTAGCCCTGTCTTGCGGTTGTAGTCGCCACTGGTAAATCCGTTGTTTGTGGGGTTGGTTCCCTTCAGTGCCAGACCTGCCGCAGCCGCCAGGCTGCGTGGCCCGCAGGGCAGGATGATCTGTGCTGCGTTTGCCCAGATGTTGCCAGCCTTCAGGGCCAGCACCAGCGTGTTGATGGCGTCCTTCGTCGCCGCCTCCAGGCCCTGCCCATCGGCCGCCTCGACCGCCGTGATGTGGGTCTGCGCGTCGGTGTCGTAGGCGCTGGCTACCCTCCGCCTGGGAACAATCAGCATCTTGTTACCTCCGATGTAGGGGCCACGCCTCCACTCACGACGAGAGCCCATTGACCCATCCGGCAGACAGGTCGAACGCATCACCGGCCTGGATCTGCTGGCGCAGTTCAGCGGCCCGCTCCAGGTTGGCGAAGCCCGCAGCCACCAAGGCATCGTGCTTGGCAAGCAGGGCGATCATGGGCTGGGTAGCGGTCCCCTCGGCGCTGCGCCTGATGGCCTCGGCGTAGAGCACGCCCTGCATGGGATCCACGTTGGCCGGATACAGCTTGCTGTTGGCTTGCAGCAGGGCGGCGTCAACCTGATTCAGCAGCTCCTCCACGGGGCGGCGCTGCACCTCCAGCGTCTCCTCCCATGTTCCGGCCGGGCCGCCCTGCTGCGGGCTGGCGTAGTCCACTGCGCCCCAGCTCGCAACCTCGAAGAAGATCGCCGGGTCGTACTCGCGCACCTTCGGCTCACCCTTCAGATAGAACTTCAGGTCGGTGCCGTCGTAGGGGAGGCCGAACAGGTTGGGCCACCGCCCGCCGCCGGGGTTGGTTGCCGTCTCGCCCCGGAGGGGAACAAACAGATCCACGCTTTGCCCCTCCAGCGGGCCGGGGTCGGCGTAGAAGCGCACGCCGGTGTCGGCGTTGGTGGTGATGTTGGGGGTGGTCATGGTCAGACAGCAGAGCGGGTGAACTCGATGATGCACTTGATGCCAGATGCACCAGTGCCAAGGCCGATCAGATCGACCCCTAGTCGGTCGCCAGC